CCCCAACTACCTTGGCTGTGGGGCATCTGTTTGCCATTTGCTCCAGATTAAGATTAGAACCATAGGCAAGATATAGTTTGTTACTCATTGCTTTCCTCCTTCCTAGTTTAGGGCCTTAGGGCAGCTCAAGCCGCCCGAAACCGCCAAGCTGCATAACCTGAAAGCGCTGCTGTTAAATGCTCTCTGCAGTTTTTGAACTCTTCTCCTATAAAACCAATACGGTTTAGGTAGGTTCTCATGGCAAACTTTTCATTTTCTACTTGAGGCTTCTTCGCAGAGGCAAATTTTTGTGTTAAAGCTTGGTTGTTTAAAGCTAAGGCAAGAACAATATAGCTTCTTACCTTGCCTGCGTGCAGCTCGCTGTTAAAGCCTCTTAGCTCAACCGTATGATTCCCAGTAAAAAAGCTATGTAGATTAAGGAAATGGTATCTACTATTGTGATAATGTGTACCCCTGCTTTCGCTGTAGCCTTCATACCAAATGTCCTCAATCTGTCTCATGGTTGTTGGCTTTTTGTGGTTCATCTTCTCAACTAAAATGCTATCCATCTTCTTGCAGTAGCGCATTCGCTCTGGCGCAATCTGTAGTGCTTTATAAAAAAGATCGTTTTTACTTGCAATAATATTTACAAAGTTTCGGATGCTTCTTGGTGTATGATTGGAGCCATCTAAATGAATGTGAATTCCACAAGAAGTGTTTGTAAAGGCTCCAGCCTTTCGAAGCTTTCTTACTAGCTCCTGCAAAGTTTCAATGTCCTCCCGGTAGGTTAGGATTGGGCTAACCAGCTCAACGCTATAATCTCTACCTGCAGCTACTTTTCTTCTACCTTCTTTTCTTTGGCAGTTGATGCTCCCATCGTACATAAACTTCCACACGCGCCCATCTGGAGCTTTTACCTTCTTAGTGTCGTAGTAAGTCCCGGCTTCACTATAATTGCCTTGCAAAAACTCTGCAGCGACCTTGGCTGCTTTTTCTCTTGTAATTCCTGTAAATTCAATTTCGATTCCGAATTTTGTGCTTAACATCGTACCTCACTCCTTTTAAAGTGTATTTATCCTTTCGGCATGTACATATATCACTCTAAAAGGCTTAAATAGCAAGACAAGTATTCGATATAAGCGGCTTTATTTACACAGTTTTTCTGTACTTTTTCAGGAAATACATGTGCTTTATTCTTCAATCCTTCTGCAGAAATCCTCACCATATGCAACACCTAAGGAGCTTCCAGAGTCCCAATTTACATGGATGGTTCCAATATCATCTACACCAATGACGGTTCCTTTTGTCCCAGGTACGAGTTTGGTATAGGGATCATTCATCTTTACCAAAACCACTCTTGTTCCAGGGGTATAGATACTTCTAAGCTGCTCTAGGATATTAGGGTGAATGGTTTTCAATTTTCATCCACCTCCTCCTGCTTAGCAACTCCTCTTTTGAATGCAGAACTTCCGCTTAGTTTGGAAAGAAGTATCTTTCTTGCGGCTTTGTATTCATCACCGATAAATCCGAGCCTTAACAAAAAGCATCGAAAGGCATATTTTTCATTATCCACTTCCTTAGCTATGGCAGTGATTCTCTTCTGGGTTTTTGCCATATCACAAAGGGCTGTGATGAAATGCGTGTAGGCTTTAACTTTCTCAGCATCTTCATCAAAGGAAAACCAAGGAAAACGTAGAGTTTCCTCTGTTTGCTCAACAGGTAGTTCCTCTACTCCAAGGGCCTTTTTAATGAGAGCTCCCTTACTTTCCAGAATCTTTTCCAAGTTGCTTAAGGCAATGTCGGTGAAGTCTTTCTTAGGGATTTCAATTACTAACAAGTCTTTGTCGTCTGTGTGCCCCTGTAGCAAACCTTCTGGTTTCACATAGGTAAATCCTCGACTCTCAAGTTTATCGAGGAGTGTGGCCGCTTTTTCGCCAATAACTCCCTCGTCAAAAATAAGAGCACCTTCTTTATCAACTTTAAAACTGCCTATTTGATAAATAAATGTTGGTGCACCTTTGTATTCAGGCTTTTTTCTTAGTATTTCTCCAATCTCAGTAACTAGGGCCTTTCTCTCACCACCAGTGCGATTAAAATCAATTTTCATGCTACATACCACCTTTCTTATTTGGTAGTACCATATATCACTCTAACGCTACACAATAGCAAGTTATTTCTGTGCAAAAATGCATTTAAAACTTGCTCTATCAATCTAATTCATCAGTGGATGTGGCTGCCACGTTAAATGGAATCTTCTCTTTTTCACGAATAACATAGACATCTTTATCTGTTCCAACCTGCTCAATGTAACGCTTCACAATAACATCACAGTACTTTTCATCCAGCTCGATGGTATAGCAAATTCTATCGGTCTGCTCACAGGCAATCAGCGTAGAGCCAGAACCTCCAAAAGGATCAAGCACGATGCTATTGGTAAGGCTGGAGTTCATAATGGGGTAAGCAATTAGAGCAATGGGCTTCATGGTTGGATGATCTGCATTCTTTTTCGGCTTATCAAACTCCCATATGGTTGATTGCTTACGGTCCGAATACCAGAGATGCTTACCCTTCTTTTTCCAACCGAATAGCACCGGTTCATGCTGCCACTGATAAGGGGATCTTCCAAGAACCAATGACTGTTTCTTCCAAATACAAGTACCGGAAAGATAAAAGCCTGCGTCAACAAAGGCTTTTCTAAAATTAAGTCCTTCTGTATCAGCATGGAAAACATATATACTTCCATCTGATGCCAATACCGATTCGATATTCTTAAAGGCATCTAATAAAAATTGATAAAATGCGTCATTGGCCATATTATCATTTTTGATTTTCCCAGCGGTTCCTTCATAGTTGACATTGTATGGGGGATCAGTTACCACCAGATTGGCGACCTTTCCTTCCATTAAAATGTTATATGTTTCTTTTTTTGTGCTGTCTCCACATACCAGTCTGTGCTTACCAAGTATCCATACATCTCCTAAACGCGAAACAGCGGGCTTATTCAGCTCGCTGTCCACATCAAAATCATCTTCTTTTATTTTTTCTTTCATCGTATCCTTGAAAAGATCATCTAGTTCTCCGGGGTCAAAGCCTGTCAGCGATACATCAAAGTCTGCAGCATTTAAGTCTGTAATGAGAAGTGCTAGTTTCTCCCTATCCCAATCTCCATTTATTTTGTTCAATGCAATATTGAGGGCTTTTTCCTTTTCCTCATTCATCTCAACAACTACGCAATCCACTTCTTCCATACCCATGTTCAGTAGGATTTTCAACCGCTGATGGCCACCAACTACTCTGCCTGTGGTTCTATTCCAAATAACTGGTTCAACATAGCCAAACTCCTCAAGTGAGCGTTTTAACTTTTCGTACTCTGGATCACCCGGTTTTAAATCCTTTCTAGGATTATAATCAGCAGGGATCAGTAGTTTCGTCTTAATTTTCTCAATCTGCATATTTTTCCACCGCCTCTTTTAGTTCGCTATATTTATTAACATCCTCCCAAGGGAAGAGGCAACTGTTAAAGTGACCATAGACTGCTGTATCAGAGTAATGAATGTTTCTAAGTCGCAACTTTTCTATAATTGCTGCAGGCCTCAAATTAAATACTTCTTGAGCAGCAATGGTTTGAACTTCATCAGAAACTGTTCCTGTTCCAAAAGTATTTATAGAAAAAGCTACAGGATTTGCCTTGCCAATGGCATAGGAAATAGCCACTTCACATTTCTCTGCCAAATCACACCACACAATATGTTTAGCAATATACCTAGCCATGTAAGCTCCGCTTCGGTCAACTTTGGTCGGATCTTTCCCACAAAGTGCTCCGCCACCATGTGATGCAAGTCCACCATAAGTATCCACCATGATCTTTCTTCCAGTTAAACCTGTATCTGCAGCAGGTCCTCCTAATACAAACTGTCCAGATGGATTAATAAGAATTTCTGTTTCATCATCAAAAGGGAAATCCTCAAAACACTGCCATAACACATTATTTAGAATATCTGATTTTAACTCTTCCTGAGTTTTATTCTTTTCATGCTGAACTGACACTACAATGGTCTTAACTCTCACTGGAACATCATCATTATACTCAATGGTCACCTGTGCTTTTCCATCGGGAAGGATACCTTTAATAAGTTTACCTTTCCTTGCCTCATCTAGTCTCTTTACAATTCGATGAGATAAGACAAGGGGAAGGGGAAGCATTTCTCTGGTTTCTTTTGTGGCATAACCATACATAGTACCTTGATCACCAGCGCCGATGGAACCATATTGTTCGTTTATACCATTACGTGCTTCCAATGCAGTATTCACACCAGCTGCAATATCAGGACTCTGATTGTGTACATATACATAAATTAAAAATTTCAAAGGGTTATAACCTAGTTCTTTAAGCTCATTCTTAACAACATTTCTGATATCAATTTTCTCGCTGCAGGAGATCTCGCCCGCCACGATAATTTTTCCTTTAGTAGCCATAACCTCACAAGCTACGCGTGATGCTTTATCTTTTCTAAGACATGCATCCAAAATACTGTCAGCAATAATATCGCACAGTTTATCAGGATGCCCTGCACATACACTTTCTGCTGTTAAATATCTCTTACTCATTTCACATCTCCTTATCTTTATTTGCCTCTACGGGCAGTCAACAGTCGTTCCATCACATCATCCTGTGGATTTGTACCGGAATACTCTGTCGCACAGTTTTCACGAACAATCTGATATATTTCCATCCAGAGTCTGTTGGTTTGACTCATAAAATTATGGCTCATGGAAACGTATGGACTTTGGATAGCGTTGCCAGTAGTTGGATGCTTAGCAAGAAAACCAAACTCACTTATTGCTTCCTCACACTGTATCCACCTAGCAGCACTCATGGCATATCTTTCTAATAGCTGTGGTAGAACTAGATGTGCACACCCTCGCTCCTCAAGCCAT